TCACTCCTCGGCATAGTTGAAGAGAAAATATTGATTCCTGCCTGCCTGTTTGGCGCAATACAAAGCTTGGTCTGCTTGTTTAAGCAGTGTTTCCTTGTCACCTTCAAATCCAGAATGGGCCACAGCAATGCCAATACTACAGGTGACATTGGCGACCGAATCCACTGCTTGGTGGGGAATACCTGGGGTTTGCAGGGCAGTTTTAATTCTTTGGGCAATGGCGATCGCCCCGAGTTGGTCTACTTCCGGCAATACTAGGACAAATTCCTCGCCGCCGTAACGGGCGACAAAATCAGACCCTGGTTGACGGATGCAACTTTGCAATATTTGGGCAATCTCCGTGAGACAAATATCTCCCTGGCAGTGGCCATAGTGGTCGTTATAGAGTTTGAAATGGTCCACATCCACCATCATCACTGTTAAGCGCTGGCCCCTCTGGAGGAAAATTTGCCATTCGGCGGCAAATTGTTGTTCAAAGTAACGACGGTTAGGGATATGGGTCAGGCCATCAATGTGGGCTAGTTTATTGAGTTCAACATTGGCCAATTCCAAGGATTTGTTAACGGCGGTCAATTTGTCAGTTCTTTTCTGCACTTCATTTTCTAAACTTTTTACTGCTTGGTAGAGGGATTGTTGAGCAATTCTCTTTTCTTGAATAATGGCGGAGAAAAATAATGCTGTCATGGAAATCACCGCTGTAAACATCTGTAGGAATATTACCGAATTATTGCCGGAGTCATAGTTGAACACACCTTGACCTTGGGCAGTGGCAAAAATAGCAAAAAAAGCAAAGAACGCCACAAAAACACTAGCAAAAAAGTCGCCAAAATGAAAAACCACAAATAGAATTAGTGGCAAAAACATGTAGGCGAGTGGGTAGGATTTATAAAACGATAAAAACCAAACTAAAACGGTTAAAGCAATGGAGATAATTAACTTGGTATTGAACAGATGATGGCGACGAAAACGATAAAAGCGAATATTAATTAACACCGGCGTGAAGACAATAATTGCCAGCACGCTATTAGACCACCAAGTTATCCAAGAGTAGAGAAAGTTTTCCTTGGCAACAATGCCCAAACACAGCAGCGTGGTAACACCAATAACCGCTGACAAAAACGGACCAATGACAGCCCCCTGGACAAAAGCAATGGTGGTGGAAACCCTTTGGAATGGATTGAGGACGGCCAATGGTTCTCGTATACTCTCACTGTCCTTGATAATAGGGAACGATTCCCTTTGGGCTAAGGACCTCAGTTTTCTTTTTAGCCATAGATCCCCCACAAAGGGTTGAAGAATATTGGCAAAAGCAAAGGCTGTTTCTAGCATCAGAAATTGAGCAATGCTGGGGGGAGGATCAAAGGTAGAAAATACTGAAACTAAGCCTAACACTGACCCAAGAATAATACCTGGGGTGACCCAATGGCCGAAGTGAAAAAACACCCCAAAGGTAAGGGCAGAGGGAAACCAAACGGGGGTAATTCTTCCTGGCAATAGGGTGCTAACTAGCTGATCACTTAGCTTAATGCCTACAACATAAAACAGAGCTACCAGAAGATTTAAGAGAATATTATGAAGCAGGGGACTCTGCAAAAAACTCGCACTGCCATTGCCCTTAATCCAGCGGACTAGTTCACGATGGTGGATGGGAAACCAGTAACCCTGTTTATTCATAATTGCACTGCCCCCACAGCTTAAAATTTCCCGATGCTTCAGTGTGCCAATCTGTCGATAGCTTTGCAGTATAGCGTCCGACATTGGAGTAAGTATAGGCTTAATTGCCTAGACTTTTTATTTGTGCTAAAAAGGACCGGGGCCAACTGGGAAAAGTTGTGCTGGCAAAATATAAAGATGAAGCCGAAGATGGGATTTGAACCCACGACCAACTGATTACGAATCAGACCTAAAGATAATATCAAAATCTTGTAACCACCGCAAAACCTAAATCCTGAGGCATTTTTAGCCGTTGCCATCTCCACGTTTTGCACGGCAATAAAACGAATTGCTAGGGAAGGTTTAGGGACAAAGATTGCCGCCGTATAAATCCACAATGGCTTTGATTCTCATTGCGGGGGCAGCATGGCCAATCGGTATTTCAGGGGACAGGGCACGGTCAAAATTGGTACTAGGGACAGCGCTGGGGCCCCGGTGGGACTGCGTTCTATTGGTAACTGTCCTATGCTCAATATTGCGATCGCCGAAGAATTTTCCGAGCATTACGAATCCGAAACCGGCGATCGGCGCATGGACTTAAAGGTGCGGACAAGCTTAAAAGTAGACATCACCTTCATGATTGAAAGCTTCGACTTGGCCAATTGGCTGATGGCTTTTAATGGAGCGGCGGGCACCGGCGGCGCAGGGGAAGAAGTGGTCGAAGCATTCAACGCTGACCGGGTGGACTACTATATGCGCTTTGAAGGCATGAATACCCTGGAGGGTAAAAATCCCATCACAGTCAATTTGTTTAAAGTTGACCTGTCCCCGCCATCTTCCCTGGATTTGATTTCCGATGAATTAGTGGGGCTGGAAATGACCGGCAGTGTTTTGTACGACAGCCTAAACGAAGACCTTGGTGGCTACTTCACCATCACCCAAGTAGCGCCAGCGTAGGAATAACTAAATGGTCTGGAATTTAGTTGCTGGTCTGGGGATTTCCTTTGGGGCCCGTCTGCTGGGGGGGCTATTTGGTGGTGGCCGGCAAACCACTAGCCAAATTAATGAACAGGGATTTGTCAGCGACCTCACCCAGCCTGCCAGTCAATATGGGGCGCATATCCCCAGGGTATGGGGAAATACCAGAATCACCGGCAATATGGTCTGGTGCGCTGAGCCCCAAGAGCGGGTAGACCAGTGGGACACAGAGCAGGTCAGCGGTGGTTCCCGCACCATTACCACCAACCGCCAAGCCTATTACTATGGCCATGCTGTTTGGGTATTGTCCAGGGAGATTAGTTCTTTTCGACGGGTGTGGGCCAATGACATCCTAATTTGGGAGAAAAACACGCCCGATGACAACATCCACCCCGAACAAAAAGCTAAATATTTTTCCGACCCCAATCTTCCCCTCAATTCCGGCAGTATTATTTCCCCTGGCCTTGATGCTTCTTTTTGGAATGGGGACGGCACCAACCCAGCCTTCCTTGACGATCGCCCCTACGGCTGGAATGACCGGGCCGTAGTTCAACTAGAAGAATTATTTCTAGGGCAATTTAATAATTCCTACCCGGCGATCGCCGTGGAGACCTATCGGGAAACGCCATTTTTCCTGAGCGAGATTATTACCGACTTAATGGTGGAAGCGGGCTACGAGCCAGAACAGTTCGAGGTGGGGGAATTAGACGATATTTTTGTGCGAGGCTTTAGAACGACCAGCGCCGACAGCACCGAATCCTACCTGAGGCAACTCCAGCAAGCGTATTTTTTTGAATATTTTGAAAGCAACGGCAAAATAAAATTCATCAAAATATTGCGCCCTTCGGTGGCCGCTAGTATCCCGATCGCCGACTGTGCGGCCCATGAAGCGGGGGGACAGGTGCCCGATGAAGCGGTACAAGTGGAGGTCACCGCCGAGGATGACCTACCAAGCCGGGTGGAATTAAGTTACATCAGCATTTTTGACTCCGTTTATGAGCGAAAAACCATCCTTTCTCCCCCAGTTAGGGTGGATCGGGAAAATATATTCTCTGTCAACTTAGAAATCAGCCTGGCTGATTCAGATGCAGAAATTATAGCCAATCGCCTACTGCAACTAGCCTGGAGTCAGCGGCGAACCTATAAATTTTCCCTGCCCCCTAAATACGGCTACCTGGAACCTGGGGATGTGGTGGCGCTGCCTTGGTTGGGGGATGGGCCCCAGCAAGTCCAAATTACCCGCACCGATTGGGGAGCCAACGGGTTAATCAAAATTGAAGCCCGCAGCTACAATCCCACGGTATTTAATGGGGCTTGGGTGTCTGCCCCCTCTGAACCAGAGCCGCCTCCTGGTGGGGGCAATTTCCCCGGCAATCCTGGCACCGGAATCCCCCCCATAGTTCCCACAGCCTTGGTGGCCCAGGAATTGGAAGCCAATGGCATTGGCCTATTTATTAGCGCCGATCCGGGTTGGGTGGGAGCACAGCTTTTTTACGCCCGGGACGACGTTGATTATTTCCCCCTGATTTTTACCAAAACCCTATCCACCTCCGATGGTGGTAGCGGCTTCCTGTTGACGGGCTTTTACGGCAAATTCGATATTCTCCCCAGTGACGTGGGGGAAACTCTTTATTTCAAAGCGGTATCCGTCGGGCAGGACATTGACGATGTTACTGCGGTCACCATTGTCCCCACTGGGCTAGGACTCCGAGGGGCGATCACGGGCTTTTCTCCCAGCCAAGGCCCAGAGGAAACAGAAATTTCCATCTATGGCTATGGGTTCATCACCGCTACCGGCGCAGAAATTAACGGTACTGCCATAACTAGCTTTGTTGTAGTGGACGATGGCACTATTACAGGCATTGTCGCAGTCGGAACTACCACCGGCAAAATTGTTGTGGCGACTCCGGCGGGAGACATTACCAGCATTACTGATTTTTCGGTTGTCGAGCCAGGTATTGACTGGGGCCAGATTGGTGGACAAATTCGTGAACAGTTAGACCTACAGGACAGGTTCAATCGCATTCGCCGCTACACCAACCTTATCGGCGACGTGACTATCCCCAGCGTTGGGGGGACAGTCAATGTCACCCTGGAAGACCCTGACGGTTTTGCCCCCACTGTCCCTGTTTGCCTATTCCGAACTGATTCTGTGGGCAGTGGCAGTGGCTATGCCCAAATGTTGTGCATCGGGCGCACTGGTAATGTTCTGACTCTGGAACGGGATGCGACAGGATTAGTTACTCAGACCAACTTTTTAGACGGGGATATTATCGCCCCTATTGTTGATCGGGAAGTCAATATTTATGGTGGGTTATCTGTTATCAGTGGAACAGCAACTAAGTCTAAAAATATTGAATCAATTTCTACCACAAAGTCACTGATTTTAACCTCTGAATACTTTCAATTTTTAACCCCTACTGCGGCCAGTGTTGCTGTTCAATTACCTGCGGTTACGGGTAGCGATTACTTTGAAGGGGAAATAATTAATGCGGGGGACGGAACAAATGCGCTGGAAGTTCAAGAAAGTGATGCCACCCCAATTATCACCCTATCCACTGCCGATTTGATTCGTTCCATTTATTATTATTGGGATGGGTCGATTTGGCGTATTTTTGAGAGGAATGTTTATGACTAGTGTTATTTACAAAATAGGTGGGGTTGGTGCCCCTGGCGGTAGCTCAACCAAAACTCAAAATATTGAGTCAATTTCAGCCACAAAAACGCTGTTATTAGACGACGATTATTTTCAGTTTTTAACTCCCACCGTTGCCAGTGTCGCAGTTAAACTTCCAACCGCTGGAGGTTCAGATTACTTTGAATGTGAGATTGTTAATATATCTACGACCAATGCTATTGAGGTTCAAGAACCTGACAACACACCAATAGTTACATTAGAGAATGATGGCGACCTGGCTCGTTCTGTTTATGCTTATTGGGACGGCTCCATTTGGCAAGTTTGGATTAGAGGATACTTTTAATGGCTAGTATTTTGTATAAGGGAAAGACAGAATTTAATGGCTATATTAGCTATTGGTCAGATCCCCCCGCACCAATTGAGCCGGAGCCATGGAACCCCAGCTTAATATCCACAGCCCTATGGCTGGATGCTTCTGTTCCGACTAGCATAACCCTAGACTCTGGAGCCGTATCCCAATGGGATGACTTGTCAGGCAATAATCGCCATGTAACACAATCAACCAGCACTAAACGTCCAACTTATACCGATCAATTTTCCGTTGATTTTGACGGTGTAAATGATGAACTTAGAGGTGCTAGTGCATCGACAGGATTTTTTATAGCAGTAATCACGCCATTTGGGTATCAATCCTTTGGAGCTTCGCTGGGGTTTACGTCTAGGCATGGTGTCATTCGAGATGACATAAGTAATGTTTGGTATCATTCCACTGCTAGTTTATTTCCATCTAGTACAGCAAGACGCAACGGGCAGTTATCTCTGTTACTTGCAGACGTTAGAGCGATCTTTTCTAATGGCGGCACCGCTACATCCGTAGCTATATCATTAGGCAAAGACGATGCTGGAGCTAATTTTGCCGCTTGCAATATTCATGAAGTGGTGCTAACGGCAAATGATCCATCAACGGGCGATCGCCAAAAACTAGAAGGATACCTGGCCCACAAATGGGGGCTCACTGGTGGGCTGGCATCTGATCACCCTTACAAAACAAGCTATCCGCTGTTTTAAACTTCTGGGCAACCAACATTTATGGTCAATTCCCAATTGTCAATACCAACTTGTGTGTAGGCAATAAAAGATTGAGACAATTCGTGCCCATTTAACCTAGCAAAACCGAATCGAAGTTCAACCCCCGGGATTGGATATACCCCCATTTCAGACAAGCTGATATTGCTTTGGGATTTATTTGTCCACTCAGCGTCCCCCACATTTCCCGCAAATCCTGCGATTTGGTGCTGATACCGAAAAGGACATTGCCACACAACCAGAAAAATGCTTTGCCCTACGTGCTCCCAGCTACCCTCAAACCTCTTAACGTCTTCTGAGTAGTCAATTGTTATTATCTCGTCCTCAGACTGAGGAACATAGGAGAACGGAGACAGCCAATAGCCAGTAACTCCCGAACCGAGATTGCCACCAAAATCTAATCGAATAATTCCATATTCTCCAGGATTTCCACCATCATTTACTAATTGCATGGAAGCCATTGGGTTTAAAGATCCGCCGCCTCCCTGATCTAGGTTTTCCACAGAAGCAAGAGAAAAATCTTTTGCCGTTGCGCTGTACGTCAGGGTTTGTGGAGTACATACACCTGTTGTTGGCTGAACCGGACACGTAACCTTTACAGGTAGTCCATTGAGGGCAAAGAGGCTTTCCCGATCGCCGATATTTTCACCATAATAATTTTCGTCATGGGCTTCAAATTGGAGACCGAGGGAATCGGAGTCAAAGCGGACAAGCTTGGTAGATTCGGTTTGCCAGTCGTAGAAATTGAAGGGGACAAGCTGGCCACGACAGAGGCGAAACATGGTAATCATCCTGGTCATTTCCGCCACATTGACCAGCTTTGCCCCAATATTCCATTGGCTCTTACTGCCGGAATAGTTTGCTTGGCGGTCATCCCAGCCGGAAGGTAAAGCCATGATGGATGTGGAGTAGGCTTGTCCGCCCGTTGTGCCGTAGTCTTTGCCTATACCCAAATCGGCATCAATGGAGGCAGGGGGAAGTTGCAATGGGGCATCGGGCCATGCCTTGCGGATTTCGGTACAGCTTAGCTCCTGAATACTGAATAATCTTTCGCCATCAGGGGAATAGGCTTCAAAGGTGAGGGGGAAGGCATCTTGGTCGAAGCGGACGGGCACATTAAATTCACAACTGATGACACCGCCATCATCAACAATGGTTTCCTCCACCACAGCGGTAAGTAGACGCTGAATGGATTCTCCCCCCAGGCTATAGGTTTTAATCACAGATTGTCTGCCCTCAATAACGGGGCCAAGGGATCCGTCGGTTACCTGGTAATCTGTCCAATCCCGAATTTCAAACTCATTCAATCTGCCCTGGGCCGCTTCAAAAAAAGCCAGCAGATAATCCAATTCCCCTTTGTTGACCATGCGATTGCCGATCGCTACTTTGAGGAGGGGCTGTTGGTAGAGGGCCCGTCGCTGTTCGATGCCTTCCCGATTGCTAATGATGTCGGTGGAGAAGTTCAGGGAATAGCTGGCTCCATAATTAATGCCTAAATCCAGTAGCGCCATTAGTTGGTCCCCCATTTAGCAAAGCCAGCTTGACCAGGGATGATTCCCTCCCCGCCAAAGTTCAGAATATTGGACCAACGGTTTTCGCATTCTTCCTCGGTCTTTAGGCAATTTTCGTAGGTCTCGAAGCTGTCCCCCACTTGGATCGAATAGGGAGTGGGGGAAGCCAATCGTAGGGTGCTGCCATTTGAATAAATCACATTGCCCATATAGCCCGCATTATCCCCCGTCAACCATTCCACCGTTGACCCTGTAAAGCGATTGTCGTCAAACGAATCAGCAACGGTGAACTGTAGGCGATCGCCGTTAGATCCAGTCACGGTCTTGCTGACGTAGGTCAATGCCTTTTTGCAATACTGATCGCCAAATTGATAGCGACATTCCTTCTGGCACTGCCAACCGTTGCGGGTGTTGAGCCGATCCGCCAATCCTCGGAATTGCAGAGTGTAACGGCGATCGCCATAGTTGGTGATGCCCACTTTGCCCCGCACCAATAGGTCATATTGCCGGGGTTGGGCTTCCAAATCGGTGGGGAGACTGGCCCAATTAACCCGCATAAATTCCACCGTGGCATCCTCAAAAATGCCGCCATCCAATTCGGGGCGAGTCACCTGATCGCCAAAAAAACTGCTGATGGAAACTTGGCCGGATCCACTGAAATTACTATCCACATCGGTGGGGGCAAAGCCCTCGGCAGAAATGTAGGTTAGCCCGGCAAAGGTAAGGTCATGTTCAAAATCGGTGAACCCGAGGATTTCCCCGTCCTGTCGGATTACTCGCCAACAATGGGCGATGGTTTGGATGGTGCCGTTATTGCCTGCGGTGTAGGTACTGGCTAAAGCTTTCATGGTTCCTCCCAGATTCCCTAGCCAGAATAAATTTATACGGGGGGAGAAAGGATTGCGATCTTAGTCTTTAACGATTGCCCAACCCAGCATTGTTTCTTCATCGACAAAAAAACGATCCTCGGCTCTAGCCATGGCTATTTGCATTTCAGTTAGCCGATCAGAGGAAACAATTTTTGCGTTATCGGGGCATTTCAACAAAAAATCTCTTGCGTTCATGGTTAATCATTTAGTAAAACAACACTTGTATTTTAAGCGGGGCCAAGCTGGTCCAATTGGCGGCCAAAGGGACAATCCTTTCACAGACTGGGTTTTGGAGAATAGTAGCCGAAAAAGCGAAATAATCGCCAGGCGTGGCTGAAAGGATGGCGCGTCAGTGAATAAAAATTCTTCAGATATAATCTGCGAACCCCTCACGGAACGACTAATTCCCAGGGGCTGTAACACCTTCAGAGCAGGTATCACCATGACAGATATCGTAAGGCAAACTGCCACCACCCAAGAGTCTCCATTTGATTCCATTCGCCAAGTTGATGAGCACGGAAAAGAATTTTGGATGGCACGTGATTTGATGCCCATACTGGGTTATGCAAAATGGGGCAACTTTAAATCTGTCATCGAGACAGCACAAGAAAACATTGAAACCGTTGCCAGTTCTACGGTTGAACACTTTTTGCCGCTAGAGATAAAAAGTCAGGGGCGACCTGCATTGGATTACAAGCTTTCCCGGTTGGCTTCTTATCACGTGGCCCTTTGCTGTGATTCCCGTGGCAACGACCATGTGAAATTTGCCAAGCATTATTTTGCTGTCAAAACTCATCAAGCGGAAACGGTTATTCCCGAACTAGCCCAGGAAAATGAAACCCTACGGTTAATGCTGGAATTGGAGCGGGAACGCAACAAAGGAAAGCAGTTGGATTCAACAATGCTTCAACTCCATGGCGATCGGGTTGTGTTGGCATTGCGGGGACAGTCTGACGTAATTGTGGAGAAGGAAACTGTCATCACTGAAGTGGTGGAACCCGACACAGGTAAAAGTTCCAAAATCCTAACGGCCGAACAATTGAAGCGGGCAGTTAAGGAAAGGACAGGGCAAAAACTATCCACTGCCAAACAATTCACCGATGCCTTGCGGAAAGCGGGACGGGATGATCTACTTGAACCGGTTCGCCGCTCCCAGGTAGCAGAATATGTCAAACCGGAATTTCTAAATGAGGCGATCGCCGTTGTCTATGGCAAATGTCGGCAACGATTGATTGGGGAATAGGAACTCTTCGCCGTTAAGGAGGGAGTGGCGACCCTGAATCTGAATAGAGGACATTATTTACTCCCGATCGCCGTTTTAGCCGTGTCGGGATTTTTTTATTCCTTCCGTTCCCGTTTGAGGTATCCGGCCACTGCGCCCAGCCCAAAGGTAACTATATTTTCGGCGGCAGATAGGAAGTCGGTGGAATCCTTCCACAGTGCCCCAAACCACACTGCCACCATGAAGGCGATAACAGCCAAAATCAGATAGTCTTCATCAAAATCAGGTAGCATAATTCCTCCTAACGAATGGCCCGCCGCATTGCTTCCGCCTGTTCCCTGGCCAAGGTATTGGCCGAAGCGTTGAACCGATCCACCGGAGCATGGAAATTCTGCTCAATGGTGATATTCGGTCGGCGATCGCCGTTGGCCTTTTGGCCTTCTGCGGTGGCCAGGGCGGAGGGGTTGAGGTTATAGCTGGGGCGGGAATTTAACCCAGACAGCAGATTACTTTCCAGGTTCATCGGGGCCACCAGTCCCCCCAGGGCATAACCGGGTTTGATGCCTTGGTTGAGGGCATTTAGCAGTGGCAAGCCTAATTCCCTGGTAGCTTCCTTATTGACCACAAATTCCCCAGCATGGACAATGCCCGCTGGTTGATATTTGCCTCCCGGACCTGTGTAACCACCCTCGGAAAAGCCAAATAGACCACCGACCAAACTTTGTACCCCAGTGTTAATTAGGTTTTTACCAATCTCCATCAAGGATTCCATCAGGGCATTGCCAAAGGCCTGCAACGCATTTTCACCCCGGAGCAGGGCATCAAAAAAGCTGTTAAATGCCCCGGCTACCCCCATGCCGATACTCTCGGTTAGGTCGAGGAATTGACGGTCAACCAACTGCAAATTCTGGGCCAGAATATCTGCTTCCCGGTTGATCGCCGCTTGCTTTTCTGCCGCTGTGCCATAGCGGGGGTCATTGAGAATTTCAAATTCTTTCTTGGCAAATTCCGCCCGTAGCCGCTCCTCCTCCATACCTTGCTGCATGGTGGCCGCAGTGTATGGATTCCGCTCCAAGCTGACCGCATTGGTGTTGAACCGTTGTTCCCGTTCAAAGGCCAAATCCGCCCGTTCAATTTGCCGTTGCCCGAAATCCCGCTCAATTTGCTCGATTTTGTTCAGGTAGCCCAGCCTGTTTTCTTCTAGCAGTGCATTCTTTTTGTTCGTCTCAAAAACCTCCAGGTTGATGCGGGCTTCCTCTTGCTTAAATTCAATGGCCGCCTTGGCTTGTTCCAGTTGCAGTCTCCGGGCTTCATTCCCCTCAAATTCTGCCCTGGTAATTGCTTTGGTGATTATCTCCAAGGCGATTGCCGCATCAGCACTTTCCCTTTCATACACTGCCCTCTGAGCCGAAATATCCGCCGACTTTTGCAGATTAGCCAGGTATTTTTTCAGATCCTCTGGCCTGTCGCCCATGGACAAGGTGGCCTCGTTGGCCATGCTTGCCCGGTTCAACTCAATCCGTTTCAGTTCAGATTGCAACCTGGCTTCATTGTTGCCAGAAGCTTGGGCTATTTCCGCCTCTAGCCCAACGGTTTGCAATTCCTGTTGGATAGTCCGCTGTTGGGCTTGAATTTGAATAAATTGCTCCGCCTGTTTCCTCACTTGGTCCAATTGGCCCAATTGCCCTTGGATTTCCGACAAAGCAGATTTGGCCGCCGTAACCGATGCCCCAATCGTTTCCCGGGTCGCATTGTATCGTTCCAGAATCGGTTGCAATAATTGCTGTTGTTCTGGGGGTAAAGAACCAAATCCAGCGGCGATCGCCTCCATTTCTTGCTGAAATCTTTCTGTCCCCTTCAAGAAATCATTAATGTCTCTGACCTGTTGTTCTAACCCCATCCGTTTATTGCGGAAAGTTGCCTCCAGTTCCCGCAAATCTGCCTCTGCCTGACTGGTCAAAGTCTGGCCGCCATAACGGGCGATCAGGTCAGCAAATTCGTTGCGGGCATCCTGGGTAGCGTTAACGGTGTCCCTGGTAAAGCCCCCAAATTGTCGGGATATTTCCTCAAACCGCTGCTGGTTATTTAGCAAAAATTGCTCGACTTTCAAAGCCGCATCAGCATCACTGAGATCCGCCAATTGATTATTCAAGCCCTGCATCTGACTGGTTAACCCCCTAGCCCGATCCACCACGGGGTCATTAGCTGGAGTAGTCGCCGCCGCTTGGTTAGCTTGGGCAGTGGTAGGAATGGAAGCCCCAATCCCTGCTCCCCGAACTTGGTTTAAGGCTTTTTCGTATTTAGTCCTGTATTGTGGGTCGGTAGCATAAATGCCATACTTGCCCCGGAAATTGTTCGCTATAAATTGTTCCGGGGTGGTGAAGTTGAAATTTTTCTTTAACCCCTGTGCGGCCGCCAAAAGCCCGGCCCGCATATTAGGAAATCCTCGATTGTTTCCTGCATCATCATTGCCCCAGTTGAGAGGGTTGTTGTATCTTGCCCCCCGACCTTTTGTGCCAAAACCAGATTCGATCATGGCTTGCACAACTAAGGCATCAACCCCCACTCCCGTTTGTTGGCTGACAGCATAAAAGTCATCAGGGGTCATTGACGAACCAAATTTTTTCAGCAATGCAGCCAAGGCATTTCTGCTTTGACTTTGCTGAGCCGTGGTCGCTGAGGTGCCAGCAGGCTGGGCAGATGGAGCGGAAGCCATGCCACTAGGACGCACAAAATAAGCTCCAGGTTGACGACGGAAATAATCAAAGTCGTTGTAAACGTCGGCTCTGTAACCACGGGAGGCGGAGGAATGGAAAACCTTTTTCCCACCCAAATAGACTCCGGTGTGTTCATCGCCATGCCTTGCCGACTTATCCCAGCCAATAATGTCTCCGGGTTGAATCTTGGAGAAGTCAGTCATCACCTGCCCAACTTTTTTGGAACTGTTGGCCGTGGCATCCATGGCGGAAGTGTTCAATCCTAATGCCTGGGTAAATGCTTTTACTGCGAGAGCGCAGTTATTCACCTGTCCGTTGAATCGAGATGCGGCTTTTACTGCGGATTGGATATTGGCCGGGGTCAGTTGACCAGAGGCATTAGCGGCACTTGCTTGGGGTGCGCCCGTTCCATACAGCGCTCCCAAAATACGATTGGAAGCTTCCTGGGCCGCTTGTTGCTTTTGTTGGGCGTTGAGTCGATTAATTGCCCCCATTTCGTTAACTTCTAGGATACTGACATTGCGCCGGGGAAGCCCTAGCTCATATCCCCGTGGCTTCCATGGAGTGGGAAAACCGCCAAACTCTTTCCGTAGCCGTTGGTCCATCTCGCTAATCTGATTGCCGACAATGACTCCTGCCTTGCCGCCCGCCATGTCGTTGTGAATTTCAAAGGCATAGAATCCCTCTTTTTCCTTTTGCTGTAACCAGGCTCCCACCTGATCTAGGCTCATCTTGGCGGATTGTTCCACCGTCAAATAGGCGACTTCAATGCCCATAGCTTGGGCATCCTTGATTAATTTTTCAAAGATGATTTTGTTGTATTCTTTCTCGCCAGGAGCACCGCCACCCAAGGTATTCCAGTGCCCTGCGGTGATCGCCAGCTTCCGAACCACTCCAGGCTGATTGATTCTGCCTGCCCAATTGCCCTCACCAACTTTTGCGCTGGCAAAATTACGGGTAATTGTCCGCCCAGTTCCTCCGGTTGTTGCCGATCGCCCGGTGGCGGCCGTAGTGGTGGCAGTTGCCGTGGTTCCAGTGGAAGTTGTTGCCGTTCCCCCACCCAAGGAAGCCCGGAACGCATTCACCGCTTCCGTTGCCCCTGCCACAGACCTTTGGAAATCCTGCATTTGATTTTCCAAGCTGTAATTAGCTCCGGCCAGTTGGAAGCGTCTTTGCTGGGAACCCAAAATCGAATCCAGCACCCCGGCCGCTTCATCAAATAAGCCCTGGATGGATTGCACAACCCCATTGAGGAAACTATTGGAACCAGGCACCAATGCCCGTTGCAGTCTCAGTTTTAGTTGCCCGGATTTTAGTTGGTTGGTAGCTTTGGCAATTTCAAACTGGGCATCAACTATCTGCTGGGTCAGGTTCTGGAAAAAGTCATTTACCTGACGGGTAAGCCCAAATACGCTTTCCTCTAGGTCGATGGCATTCTGGGCGATCGCCTCTTGGGTTTGTTGTAATTCCTGGCGGGTTTCGATGATACGCTTGGCCAATTCCGCTACCGCTGTGGTTTGCGGATCTCGATTTTCGCCAATGACTCTTTCCAGGGAAGCCAGATTCATTTCCAGCCCCCGTTCTAGTAGTTGCCGTTCCAGTTCCTGGTATTCTTTGGCAAATTGGTCATCCTGCAATAGGGTTTCCTGTTGCCCCAACATTTGCTGTAAAAAGGCTTCCCGTTGCTGGGCTTCCTGCTGGGAAAGGTTGGCTAAGCCCACCCCCCGCACCGCTGACCCCGTGCCATCCTGCAAAGCTGTGGTCAAGTAATCAATGCGGCGACGACTGGAAATTCGCTCCAGGGTTTCGGAAAATGCCGCCATACTTTCACTGATTTTCTCCAGTTCCCGGCTCAGGGCATTAGTGGACATCTGGACAGAATTAACCAATTTATCGAAACCTTGCTGGGCTTCTTTCAATGCCCCCAGGCGATCTTCTAATGCCGCCCGCTGGGTTTGCTCTGCCGCCCGGGTGATACCTCCCCGAGCTACCAAAGCATCTAAGTCAGACAATGCCTGTTCCGTAGCGGTAATATCTTTGGTCAATCGTTCACCATAGGCAGAGGTGGCCGCCACCAAATCTTCCCGTTGGGCCAATAACTTTTTCTCTTCCTCCACCGATTTTTCGTAGGCTTGGCGATCGCCGGCGATATTTTCAAAGCGACGGGAGCGGACAACATTAAGTTGTTCCTCAATGGCGAGAACTTGCTCTACTCGTTTCTTCTCTTCATTGCCTGCCATCACCGTTTGGTCAGCGGCCAACATTTGGCCACTGCTTTGAACGATGAAATCATTCATCTGCTTTTCGCCCAGGGTGGTCAGTCCCAATGCTTTGCGAGTGCCTTCTAGGTTTAGCCCCGTGTCAAACCCAAAGGGCTTCCAGGTTTGATCCGTAACAACGCCCCGGCCGTCAGTGGGTAGTGGATTTGATTGCGAGGTAGTCTTATTGAGCTTTGCCACTGCCGCTTCATGGGCGATCGCCGCTTTAGTGGCTGCGTCAATAGAATTGGCATATTCCTTGAATCGGTTTTGGGTAACATTGAATGCGGCCCCGAGAGCATCAAGCGCTAATTGCAATAGCAGGGTTTTGGCGATAAATACGCCTAATTGGGGCAATATCGCCTTAATGAATGCCATGATCGCCGACTTGAGCGTGGTTAGGATGGCCATGGCAAGCTGGCTATTTTTAATCACCACAATCAAAGCTTTAGCCCAGGACACGCTATTCCAAGCCAGCACCAATCCCAGAGCAGAAACAAATTGGATTAGTCCTGGCAATAACTTGGTGAACCATTCCACAGCTACGGCCGCCGCATTAATCGCCTCTTTAACACCAAAGAACCAGCCACCCATCCCCCGCTGCATTTCTAGGATGGCGTTGTTATAACGGGCGATCGCCTGGGCGGTGGTTTCAGCACTATTGGAAACGGCAGCATTTTCGGCGGCATATTGAGCGGCCACCTTGGGCAACACATCGGCGGCATTGAGGGAACCGGAGGACATTGCATCATCTAACTGGGCCACCCCAATTCCCATGGAACGAGCGAGGGTGCCCTGGAAATCTAGTCCGGCAATTTCCCCTAATTGCCCCCGAACTTCCTCAGCAGATACCTTTTGCTTGCCCAGCATTTGTTGGATAGCGGCAAACATCCGCCCTTGTTCCTCGGTGGATAGCCCCCGCACCGAAGCAGTTTGGGCAAAAATATCGAATATTTTCTTGGTTTCAGTTCCCTCTAATGCCGTCCCCCGGGTGGTAGCCAGTAGTCCTTGATAGGCTTGCTCGGCAGTTTGTAGGTCAATGCCCAGTTTTTTGGCGGTGTCACTAACAAATTGCAGCTCGGATTTTGCCTTAGCAGAACTACCAGTGAGGGCAACAAAGCTACGGTTCAAGGATTCAAAGCCAATCACAGCCTCAAAACTAGCGCTGGCCAGTTGAGCAAATGCCTGAATGGCCGCCCCAAGCACATTCTCCAAAATCATCCCGCCAAAAACAGCAAGGGCTAATTTACCAATTTGTCCAAAGATGGGGAATGCTTCATTCAATTGCCCTAGCAGTTCCTTCATTGCCCCTTGAAAGGAGCCGACCGCATTGTTAGCACCTTCGTCCACATCCCGCAGGAATCGGCGCACATTATTGGCCGCCCCATCCCCCAGGGCTTCCAAGCCACCATTCCAGCCTTCCACCACCATATTGGCGATTTCAAAGAATTCCTGGGACGGTGATTTGATGCCCAGGGCTTTTTTCGCTCCGGCGATCGCCGCTTCGCCAATATCTACTCCGGACTGTTCGGCACTTTTTAGGTCGGATTCAATGCCAGCGGTGAATCCTTCATCAACACTATTGCCAATTTCCTGCCATAACCCAGTGGCGGCCCGCCCTTTCATATTGGGCTGACCTTTGATTACTTCGTTTCGGAGCTTAGTAGATTCCCCGGCTTTACCGCTCCAGAGCTTTTTGCCCTTGGCGGTGGTGACCTCTTGGCTCATCTGCTGATAGAGCACCTTCACCTGCTCGGTTTGCTCCAACAATTCCAGCCCCAATGCCTTAGCCAGAACTTTATTCCCTTCGGCGATCGCCTGACGGAATTGGGCTTTTTTCTGGTCTAGTCCTTGGTTGAGGTTATCAATTTTGCCCCGGACGGCTTGGGCAATGTCGGCACCGGATGCCCGTAACTCGGTCAGTTCCGTATCTAGTCCGGTTTTGAAGCTATCCCGGATACCCTCTAGCCACTGATGCAGGTAAGCCAAATATTTATCGGCTTGCTGTTTCGGGTCAATGGCAGGGCCCCATGCCGACTTATCGGCCCCACCAAATCCTTCTGGTTTAGGGGCGGCCGGTTCGTCCCAAATATCGTAATCAGCTTTGGGTTCCAGCGCCTTAGTTTTTGCCTTGGGCTTAGCTCGACGACCACGACGGCGATCAGGTTCAGTGGTGGGAGATTCTGGTGCTTGGCTTGATTTTTTGCCTTGGAACACGCCACCCAGGGCATTCATGGCCATGCGTCCCCATTTAACGAGGTTGCCAATGAAGGGGATTTGCTCCAGAAAATCGAGGACTCCATTAAAGGCATCCATCACTGCTTGGCGGCCAGCTTCCACACCATTAACCAGTCCGTCAATGGATTGCTTACCGACTTTTGCCATCCGCTTGGAAGGAGAGGAAATATCCAAGCTTTCCTCGGTTCCTTCCACCAGAGCATCCCCCACCGCAGCCCCAGCACCTAGGGCTTCAGTAACATTGGCCAATACTGCATTAATAAACGATTGGGCCGCATTGTCCCCCGCCGCCGCCATTTCTTGGGCAGACTCCAAATTTTGGAGCAATCCCTCTGGCGATCGCCCCCTCATGTTGGGCTGACCCCGTAGCACCTCATTCTCCACAGCGGTGAGGTTGCCCTTCATGCCCTGGATAGATTTGCGCCCAATGTTCTGGGAAGCCGGATCGGAGAGGATGGTGTCGTAAATTTTGCGGACGGATTGGATTTGTTGCAGTAACCCAATACCCAACTCATTAGCCAATTGCCTTTGACCATCGGCGATCGCCTTGCGATATTCTGCCGCCCGTTGATTGATGGCAGTGGAGAATGACTTAGCAAAATCCTTTTTGCCCTGGGTGGTCATGGTGCGAAAACCGGACAGCATCACCTCGACTTGCTGTTCCGCCGCATCCCTGGCATTTTGCTGGATTTGTAGGAGGTAGGTAGCGAATTGTTCTAGGAGTGGTGCTTCCTCGATTTGCACCTCCGGCACTGGAGAATTCCGGGTTGGAACATCAATCCCTAGGCGATCTTGGGCCATATCCGGGTCAATATTCCGCACCCCACCACGATCCGCTAGCATCCGCTCAATGGAACGTTGCAAATCCCGCATCGCCTTGGTGTTTAGGTTCAGGGCACTAACAACCCCCACCTGAGCCCCGCCCCTGGCCCCTTGGAGCAATTCAGACCGCAGGGCATTCAAGTCCTGATTTCTGGTTTCCGCTAGAACCCCTTGACGGCCAGCATCTAAATTCATCCGACGGGCTTGTTCAATCAACGGAATTAGTCGCTCCGCCTCTGCTTTGAGCGCAACCATATCACCGCTGGCGGCAATATCCCGGAAACCGCCCATCTGTTCTTCTAGGGAACGATATTCCCGATCCGCCAATGCCCCCCGCTCAGTGGAGGACATTTGGTTATAGCCAGGAATCCGCTCGGAAATACCTTGGCTGGCATTATTGCGAGAACGTTGGACTAATCCGTATAAATACTTAATGTATTCTTCTTTTAGCCGCTCGATTTCATAGTCCTGTTGGCCAATCTCCCTAGCTACCCGTTCCTGTTCCCTAGCCCGTTTTGCTTCCCGTTCCTGGGCCTTGGCTAACCGTTCCTGGTTCAAGCGGGTGCGGCGTTGGGACTCACTCTCCGGCTGTGGCGGATCTTGCCAATCAATGGGAATTTGTTGGGGTGGAGGCATTTGGGGCACCGGTCTAACCCGTGGCCGCCCCTGCTCAATGGGAATGGCTACCGACTGGCGATCGCCTGCCTGTTCTGGCTGGAGGGCATCCGTTTGGGCTTGAACCTGGGCTACTTCCCTTTGGGCATTTTCCAGGTCTTGCTTGATTTTGTTGCGGGCATCAATAAACTGATTGGCAACGGCATTAAGCTCGGCAAATTCTGTCCCCAGGCTAGGAAATACACCGGCCAATTGTCGGGAAAGTTGCCGGTAGTAGTCCATCAATGGAGCGATGGATTCCTCTTGGGCAGTTTGGATTAGCTGCTGTCCATCCTTAATTTCCGCTATTAATTTTTTGCCGATGGCTTCTAGCGCTTGGTCGGATAACTGTCCCGCTTCAGCCATATCCGCCGCCACATTGCCTTGATTAACAATGCCGCCAATTTGCTGGCGCAGGCTCTTTTTAAGCAGTGCCCCCCGTTGCTCTGGGGCGATGCGCTCCAACGTTTCTGGGTGGGCGAGGTAGGACTTGATGCCATGGCCCGTCAAGTCGGAAATGCCTGCAACATTATCAGCATCCCGCTTTTTTCCTCTGCGCCCAAAAAGACCGGTTAGCCCAGACTGTTGAACTTCATCGGTTTTGCCAAAAATAGACCGATACCGACCCTTGGTTTTGAAGCCCACTCCCATATTGGGGGAACCCAAACCAGTACCCACCACATCATCAATGCCCGCCTCCATCAAAATGGCGATCGCCTCTTCGACCACATCGCCACCCTGACTGTGGGCCACTAGCTGAATGTTGGCGTTTTTATTTTTTTGCTTGGCGGCAATTACCTTGGCGGCCAACTTAATAGCATCGGGGTTGGCACCCTCCACAAACATATTGCGGAGATAGTTCCAATACAGTTGGAAGGAAAACTGTAAAGCCTCTTCCTTGGCATCCACCAATGGGTCAGTGCTTTGGGTCTTGAAAGGAATGGTTTTCACCTTATCCTTGCCCAACATATCCTTCAGTTTTTTGGCAATATCAACCCCACCCTTGCCTTTGGCACCCATACCCCCAACGGTGAAGATATTTTCCTTATCGTCGGCAATATCAACGTTTTCAAATTGGGCCAGGCGTTGGGCTTCCTGGACGGAATAATTTCTTACCTGCGATCGCCGTCGGGCCCTGACGGTTTCCCTAGCGGACTCTTTGGGATTGCCGACAAAGCGACCAACGCCAGCCCCGGCGGTCTTAGCGTCAAAACCCGTTCTTTCCTTGAACCCTTTTTGCAATCCCTTAGAAATATCAGAGCCAATCTTGAAGCCGATGCCTGCCACTAGCCCTTGGAACACCAAGCCCAGGGGATTATTGCGCCCACCATCAACCTGAATTTTTAGGTTTTTGATTTCTCCGGCCAGGGACTTGGCTAAGCTAGCATTATCTTTTTGCTGGGATTCCTTCGACTTGGCGCTTACCGCTACCCGATCCGCTGTCACCGTTAAAAAAGATGACCGGATGCTGATTTTTTCTGAACCTAAATCTTTTTCCCTGCGTTGTCTCTCCATGGGACGAATGGGACGCAGGGCTTGCCCCCGAATGTCCGCCACCAACGCCCGCATTTCCTGGGTGGTGACTTGCTTAATATCCCCTAGGGCAACTTTCCACTCTGCCAATAACTGATTGGCAAAATCATCCGGCACCATTGCCCTGGCAGGGGCGATCGCCTTTGACTTCCTGGCGGAAATATACCGGCCCCGTTCATCCCTGGGGCGTTCCTTGGGGGATTGCTTAGGGCCAGTAAATGCCTTCGCGGCCCGTTCCTTGCGATTAGCCCCGTCAATAGCTTTGCGGATCGCCCGCAACTCATCGGTCTGCCGACGTTCCTCAGATAATCGAGTGCGACCATAGGCGGCCCGGCGGGAAGCGTCGCCAATCAGAGAATCCCGCAGGCGTTCGATGGAACCAACAACTGCCGCAAAACCCTGATTATTAGCCATGGCCGCCCAATCCCTTCAACGCTTTTTTGATAGATTTGTCATTTCCCTGGGCACCGATCGCCGTCAACATCAACTGATTGCGACGGTCTTCGGCTTCTAATTCAGCGGAACATTCCAGGAAAAGTTTGATTTGGGCAAAGGTGTAATTTTGAATTTCTTCCCACCGATGCCCCGCTTTAATCAATCGGGAAATGGTTAGTCCCCAGTCTTCGCCGGGGCCGCCTCTTCCCCGCTGGCCTCTGCCTTTTTGGGATTTAGTCGTTTGCTGATTGCCGTGAAAAAATCCATATTCATTTGCAGGATTTCCGTCAGTAGGCAGATCACCTCGTCATAGCCAAAATCATCCAGTTCAGAAACACCGGATACCAGGGTGATTAGTTTGGCAATATCGTCCATGACCGCATAACCTTCCTCCTGCTTTTGCAATAGGGCGGAGATCATCTGGTCGGTGGTCAATTCCGGATTAGAGATAATTTGCAGGTATTTATCCACCAACTCCAATGCCTCATTCAATTGCTTAAACTTGAACGGCTTGAGGGTGATGGTCCCGGCGCTGGTGGCGAAGGATTCAGCGGGAATTAAAACTGCTAGTTGTTTGCTGGCCATAAAAATTGTGGTTAAAAAAATGATTAGCCCGAAATCCCAAACGGCGATCGGGCTGAAAAATGAAACCGATTATTAGTCAGCCAAAACGTAATTACCGTAACCAGCCAGGTTACCAGCGGTGGACTGAAGCGGTTCAAACAGAGCTTCAAATGGGCAGGTCATTTGGATAATTTCATCCCCCAACAGGTTGCCCAGGGAAGCAGCATCAAAACTGACCTTGTAGAAGTCCAGGCTCACCCGTTTTTTGTTGATGGTGTTGTAGCCCTGGAAAAACAGGTAATACTCTTTGAAGTTTTCCCCAAAGAAAGATGCTTCGGTGCTATCACCGGAGGTGTAGTTGACCAAAATAGGATCGCCGGCCATGGCAGAACCTTCGGGAACGTAAATCAGACGACCATCCACCACATAATCGTCCCCGGCCACAAAGGTCGTACCAGTGGGATCCGAGGTAATGCTGGTGACCGCATTAACAATGGGCTTGGTCAGCAAAAAGCTACTGCCAGCAGCGGGGGCGGTGTGGGCTTCGGCGGAAACACTAGCACCGGTATCAGTGGCCAAGGTGCCCCGAATAAAGGTTTTAAAGTTTTGGGAGCCAGTGTTATCCAGAATTAGGTTGCCGTTGATGGTGGTCATCCGGGGGATTTTCACATCCTTTTTACCGTCACCGGATTGGTGCTCCATGTGCTCCACAAATTCCTGGGAGGTTTCAAAGGTCAACTCGGACGCATCCCCCAGAAAGGTTAGTCCAGTGGCCGCTAGGGTGCCGGTGGTCAAATCTCTTTCACCAATGTGTACTGTGCCGCCTAGTCGCTGATAATATTCGGGCAATCCAAACGCCATGGTCTTTTCCTCGCAAAAGTTGAAGTTGCCCTAATTGTGGATTTATACAAACTCCCTCTTCTCCGTATAAGCCCACAATAAAAGGGTAAATGCCCCGCTAGTGCCATGCGTTACCTACTGCAAAACTCCACCCTTCCCAGTTACCAAGTCAGCACGGACGACATTCACATCCCCCTACCCTGGATCACAGGGACACTTTTGACGACTACTGCTATATTCTTTTCAATTATCTGGTGGGTGCGGGGACTCAAATCCAATGTGGATGAGTCGAACAAGCGTCTAGATTTGCTGGAGAAGAAAATAACCGAAGGACAAGTACTTGAGTCGAATCATAGAAACGAATTAAAGGAGGATCTGCGAATTTCTCTGCGGCGAGACATTGCAGAATCCGCTAGCGATATTTGTCATGGATTTGAGTTGTTTGCGGTGGAAAATCGGCAAAACATTAAGCAACTTTCTGAGAAACTGGAATCCAGAGACAAGCAGCTTGAAAAGCTGGATTCCAAGGTAGAATATTTGGCGGATGAATTTGCCGGCTTGATAATGCAGCTTCAGTCCCAAGGCTTAGGTATCCACTCCCGTCAAACCAAGGGCCCCGGTGATCAGCGGCCCCGTTGACGGTATTCAATCTCTACACTTAATTCCACCAATATCCCCTGTTTTCCCTTAGCGGCAATTATTTTGCTGTCTCGCATGGCCCGGACGGCAATGACATTGCTATCCCACGGCTCCACCACTACTGCTTGATATAAATCCTCTAGCAAGTTGCAGGAATCCACCAATTTATTCTCTTTGGTTGTCCAACTGAACGCAGACAATTCCACATTGACTTTCTGTTGGTAGTTCTGGTTAATCCTCTCGTATTCGGTGTCGGTGTCACGGAAGGCGATCGCCGGTGGGCCATTGTAATCGTCGGGGTAAACGTCCCAATATTCCACATTTTGGCCAATGTCGGTGCTGTAACCGTTGGCAGTGGTAATGGTGCCCAGTTGGGTTTGTAGGGATTGGAGGATGGCAAGGCGCATAAGGAAAAGCCCCTGAGGAGATAGGGGCATGACACTAAGGAGTTTATGGAGGTCTCGGCTGTGGCTTTATTTTTGATTTATACGGGGTCAGATGGTGATCGCTCTAGATGGGGAGGAATTTCTGGTCGTAGGCGAAACTCCCACCATTGACTATCCACTTCGTCATCTTCGACAAATTCCAACCATCCGCCCCCTTCAAACCAAACGACTCCATCCATCAAAGTGCCAATTTCATAGCCATACTCGAAGCTCAATTTTTCAAGAAATTCTTTATACTCTGCCTCTGTGTATCCTGTTACAAGGTTGACATGGATGGCGTTTTCCTTTTTGTCCCTTGTCCAATAGAAAATGTGAGCGCATCGAATTTGCAGACCTGGAGGTAGGTGTTTGAGTGCCCACAACAACTGTTTTTTTGCGGTATTACGGTAGATTTTTCTGATCATTTTAGCCGGTGGGATAGGTGACAAATAATGGAACCTTGGCGATCGCCGTCAATAATTCCATCTAATGCGCCCAGGGCGTAAGTCGCAGTGGACAAAGCCCTTGCTTGCCCCATAGCCCATGGCAAATGTCCAGCGGGCATCAAGCCAAGATTGGAAATGATGGATATTGCCACTCGCTGGCCTAATGTCAGCAGCCAAACCATAGAGGTGCTGGGAATTCTTTGCCCCTCCTACCCGTTGGTTTACTGCCGGGGGACGATACCAACTTGTCACAATAATTGGACTTCCCCATTCTTCCCTCACCGTATCCAGTTTCTGTGCCAAGAGGATGGCATTCTTGCGATGCTCTGGATTGGTAGGAATGCGCTCTCGCTGATTTAATGCCACTTCCCCAACGGTGAAATACTTGGAGATTTTTGAGTCAAAATTAGCCCAATCAATAGCTGGATTTTTTTCAGCTTCCTCTTTTAATTGGCGATAACTGCCGGGACCAATAATAGTGGGAAATTCTAGCCACCGATCACCTTTCCATGAGGCAAAGGCATGGGCCGTATTTTTGCCAAATTTGCCGTCAATGGTGTCGTCATAGTAGCCCAAAGTCTTTAGGTATTCCTGAATTTCCTTGAGCAGAGCAAACCCCAGCTTATGCAGTTCAATATTTTCCCTGATGACTACCATGGGCGATTCCTCTGGCTTGGATGTCGGTACTGGGTGCAAGTTAAAGAAACGGTGCCGCCCAATTACCGAAGATGGGGTCTTTCCCCTGGCCCAATTGGGGGTGGCAATCCAATCGGCATAGTAATGATCAGCCCCATTGGTGGGGTCTAGCACCAAGTCCTGCAAAACCATATCGACACAGCGACGCACTTCGGCGATCACAGGGTCGGCGGATTCAGTATTGAGATTATTCACCCTGCCCCGGTTGGGGTCATTGTCATTCCAACAACTAAACTGCCAGGGCTGGAGGCAAACTTCCCTAATGGTGTTGGGCCATTGCGGTTTGCGAGTGCGATTGAGGATTACCCAGGCAACTGCCATCTTCCCGATCGCCTTTTCGCCCCTAGCTTCTCCCCAAACTGTTTTGATCAGGATGTCCCGGTCTTCTGGTGTGTAGGAGATCATGCTTCCTCTAAAAAGATTTTGACCAAGCGCCCATCTTGAATGGGATTAATTTCTGCCACGGTGTAATCCTTGTCCCGGATCGCCACGGCATCATTGGGCTGAATACCGGGAACATCAATTTTTTTAACCAAGGCAGAAATGGCCAATCCATTGGCGGCAATAGTCAGGGGGTCATGTTGCTCATTGAAAATACAGGTGAGGGTCTGGCCATTCCAGTCAAAATCCTCACCGAAATCAGCAAAGAAAATCGTTAGATCGTCTTCAAACATCAGCTTCCGGTTCAACCTCAACGGAAACTGTCTCGGCTTCTGGTTCGGCAGGAACTTCCACCAATTCCACATTGACCAGATGAACGTTCAACTCTGGGACGGACATAGGGGGCAAAATATCACCGACCTTGTACTCCACCCCCCGATGCCAACAGCTATATTTCGCCACCCGATAGGCGATCGCCGTTGGTTCTTTTTTCCTGGCCATTACAGAGTCTCCGCTGTGATGTAGGTAATCAGCACATCCACGGATTGGCCAGTCCCGCCAATGGTGCCAGCGGCGGCCCCGTTGGTATCGCAGGCAAACAAGCCAATTTCTTCGTCAGCAGTAACACTGGCGGCCGTATCCAGCAGAGTTTTGGCAGTATTCACAGCGGCTAGATTGGTGGACAGCCAATATTTGTCGGGGTCAGCGGTGGCGGTCAAGCGCCCAATACCAAATTTGACAGCAGTGGTGGCAGAGATAGTTTGCGGATTTTTCACAGCCGCACTGGCCACTACACTCCCAGCGGGGATGGTGCCAATGCTGAAATTAGCAGCGGCGGTGGAAATATCGATGGTCTTGGCGATCGTGCCGGTGGTTAAGCCCTGGGGCAAGAAACTGACGTTGCGGTTGGCGGTTAAGGACATCCCTCTTTCTCTCCAAAAAGTTTGTCTTCATTGTCGATTTATACAGGAGAGGTGCTGGCGGTTAATAAAAAAAGAACCCCCAAAACAATCCAATGGCTAAGCCCAAAAGAGAGGGGGAAAGGTAGCCATCAGCAAATTGCCAAAATTTAGTCCAATTTTTTTGAGGTTGCTTTTCCTTAAGCAGTGAGTCGATTATTTTTTGCGTTTCACTCATTTGCTTGTCCAGCTTGGCATATTGCTCATTTCTGAGTTTTTGATTTTGCTTAATGAGTTGCAGTTGGTCAGCAATCTGTCGGTTAAGTTCAATTGCTTGCTCTTTTAATTCTTGAATGTCAGATTCAATCATTGCTTAATTCCAAATTAAGTCTGCAAAGTTATCTGGTAACAATCCGTTTTTGTTCATTTTGTCCCGCATGGATTTATGTTTGCGGTCCTCTCTGAGTGCATGGCAAACGGGGCAAAGGGTTCTTAAATTACTGACATGATTAGAACCGCCGGAAGATATGGGACGGATATGGTCTATGTGGGCTTTGTCGTAAGGCACTTCCCGCATACAAACCCCGGTTTTTTTGGGCTTGCCATTTTCGGGTGATTCACACATCCCGCCTGATTTTTTCCACACTGCCGCCCTGGTATGTTTCCAGATTTCTAACGGTTGCCGCTTCCAATGATTAACGGGCAAGTTTGGATAACGACGGCGATCCTTTATTTGCTGATAAATTTCTTGGGTATCCATGGCTTTAATTTGATGGGTAAACATGACATAACAAAACAAGACGTGACTCGACCTAACGTGACGCGACAAGCCCTAACAAAACCCGATTCGACTTGACTTGACCCAACCAAACGGGTACAGCCAAAAGCTGTGGGTAAACATGACACAACGAAACACAACCCGACATAACCGGACATAACAAGACACGACTTGGCTCGACTGAATCGGACAGCACCGGACTCGTACAGCCAAAGGCTGTTGATAAACATGACATGACGTGAAAGGACAAGCGGCGACTAGACTGAACCAGACACGACTTGTATAGCCACCGATTGTTTTAAACATGACAAGACGAGACTCAACTTGATGCGACGCAACCTGACACGACGAGACGTGACATAACACAACATGTACAGCCTAAAACCTAATCCTGAATATCAAAGGACTGGATTACATAACGGCCATAGCCAATTGAACCACGACCATCTGCAATCCCGACCAGTTGACCGGCGGCATTTAACGCCTGTTGCATTTGGGTTCTGGCAACAATGGTTACATCCCAAAGAATGGTGAATGTCATTTCCCAACCTGGCTTAACCGCTACTCGGTAACGAATATTTCGGGCTTTGGTGGATGGGTTTTTAACTCCAATCCGTTCAACGTAGGAGGATGGTAGTTCATCACTGGGAACACTGTAGGCGTCAAAAACATCTGGTTCCTCCGGCAACACAATCGGCTCACCATCCCGGCAAAGCTTAATCATGTCGTCTTCAATCTGCAATGTGGCGGCAATGTCATACATGATAGAACCCCGCCCTTTCTTCACATGGCGGCCGCCCTCCTTGATGGAACCAAAGAAATAGGTGGGGGGTAAAAATAATTCTCGTTTCTTGGTCAGCAATACCGAGCGTGTCCATTCAATGGGGTCATGCCCTGCAACGCCGGTCTTTTCTTGTTTCTCTAGCGGTAGAGCGTCAGGACCAAAGTGGTGAATGGCTAGAGTTTTAATTCCTGAAATGGCAACTTTTGCCGCTACAATACTCATTGTGCAACTGCTCCTTAACATGAAGTTGTACTGCCCTTGGGGACGGCCATCCCGCGAAGGGCTCTAACTTTCTGTTTATAACACGCAAAAAATATTACTGTCAATAGGCAAACACTAGCAATAAAAATAACCCCACCAATTTAATGGCAGGGGTAGAAATGCTATTCTTCGGTCTTGGACTTGGTCTTGCGGGTAGTAGTCGGCGCCGGCTTTTGTTCAATGACGACCTCTTCTAACTGGTGCAAGTAGCCATCCACATCAGCATCCGATAATTCGACAATTGCCCCCGGTTGCAGACAGGTTCCGTTTTTTAGGAGTGGGTAAAATCCCTCCCTTACTTTATAAAACATAGGTTTTAGACGGTAATTAGGTCAGTCAAGGCGGCGAAACTCTCGGTATGGCGCAATGCCATATCCAGTGTCTTGATTGCTCGTAGTTCAATATTACCATTTTCATACCCTTTGCCATAGGGATTTGGTAAAATTTCCAGTACGCCCCATTCCGCCACGATGAGCTGATCCCAGCATCCCAGAATCAGAGCAGACAGGTTGGTGCCGTTACCCTTGGCTAGGTTGCTGGGCACTTGGTTGGAAACATTGAATCCGTAACCCAACATACTAGCGGAATCTTTCAGCACAAAGTTCCCTTCCACGCCACTGGATTGCATGGGGGTGAGCATCAGTTTTGCTTTCACTCGGGGGTTGGTAAGCCAATTCATGGTGCTAACATCCCCATTGTCAACTTCGATTTCGGAACAGAGCTTGACAAGATTTTCGTAAGTAGGAGCAGTGCCGTCAGCACCCAAACCAGAGGACAAGGTATTGATGGCGTAATTCAAGACACCCCGAGGCTCATTATTGGTACCGCTACCATAAATTGCCGCCCGATCTACGCCCAATGCGATTTGCTTAACCATATCCTCACGCACTAGCGCCTCTGCACTAAGACTTGCTTGAAGCATGAGTTGGCGGGTCATAGACATCCGAGTAACAATATTTTTGGGACTCAAGCCAATTTGCCCAAAAGTAATATCTGTACTCGGGATTGTGCCCCCTTCCCCTACCCAGTAGGTAGCCGCCACTCCGGTTTGCTTGGGAATTTCCACATTGCCTTGCAGTCCAGTCAAAAAGCGGGCCCCAAGCTGAAAGACGATCGCCTTATTGCGGAGAGCTTCGATAAAGTCCTGGGAGCGGAGTTCGGTGTCAACCAACTGACCACCATAGGCAGTGGCGGCGGTGTTGAGGGCATCCCGTTTTTGATTTCTGCCCACGGTGAGATGGCGGACGGGGATGTATAAACCAGCGGTAGTTTTGCCAATTTTGCGGCCAATTTCTTCGGATACTTCCCGCTCAAAACATTTCTGTTGATATTCAGGGAAGCCAGGGCAAATTGAGCGCAAAGCATTGAGCAAAGAATATTGCTTATCTTCCCTTTCGCCAAAGCCAGAAATATTGGCATCACCTAGGGGGGCACCCAGGGGAACAGGATTGTAATTGCGCTCAATTTTATCCAGGACGATGGAGCGGGCTTCATCAATGCTGGTGCCTTTTTCAATTAATTCATCCCCCAAGGAGGCTAAATTGTGCTTTTTGCAAAGGGCGGCGATGCCCCGGATGCGGTCAGATTCCTGTTGACGGAGCTTGGCCCGTTCTGCCTCCACGTCAAACTGAATTACCTTTTCCTCGTTGTTTTCGGTTCCCATGGCTTCCCCTATAGGTTCGTTGTTGGTCTCAATTGTGGATTTATACGGTGGAGCCTCCCTGGTTTCAGGTTGGGCCGTGACTTTTTCTTCCACCGGCTCTGGTTCAGGAGGTTTCAGGTCTGGTTCCCAACTGCGACCCACGCCCACGGTATGGTCGGCCGGCACCGAAACTAACGAGATCTCCACGGGGGTCCAACGGGTAATTACCACGGTGTCGTCATCATCACCGGGCACTACTCGGTAATCGTCCACCTGATAGCCAAAGCTGATATTTGTTAAAACCCCTTCCTCTACGTCTTGACGAAACTCCTGCACCATTTCCTTTTTTGACCAGCGAATGGAGGCAATGGACCGATCGCCGTCTAGTTTCCAATCGAGGACTTTCCCGAGGGGGCGACGGCCAACCTTGGGGTCACAGCCATGGTCCCAGAGGAAAACCATGCCATCAAGCCGCTCCAGGTTCATCGCATCGGGGGAATGCTGCAAAACTTCCTTTCCCCACCATCGCTCTACGGGCAATTCTGAACTGACGGAGAAGGTCAAAACATCCGGGTCTGTCTCCCGTTCTGCCTCCGACATCATTGGCTCAAGCTGCAAAAACCTTGTCTGTGGCTGTTTTAATGACGTTTCTAGTTTTCTGGTTTCCATGGCACCTTCCTATTCCTAGAAAAATGATGGATTTATACGAACTCCATTAAGCCCATTTTTTAAGGCGTTTTTTGCGCTTGCGGGGTAGTCGTTTTGGTGGCGCTAAATCCTCCAGGTCTTCCTCTTCCGATTCGTCCTCCATTTCATCTTCAGCTTCCATAGCATCCAATTCCGCAACAACGGCGATCGGGGCAGCAGGTTCCACTTCCGCCACCAGTTCTAAGCCATACTTTTTCCGCAATTCTTGCTCTTGGGCCAACTCAGCGAAATGCTCTTCAATGTCGATGCCTTTTTCCTTCAGGATTTTGGTCACAGTGGTAGTGCCCATTTCCAATTCGATTTGCTTGGCTCTGGCATCCTTGCCCGGATCTACCCAAGGCCACGCTTCTCCCACCCAACAGTCTTTAATATAGTGTCCTTCATTCCATTCCCAATCCGCCGGGAATTTGATGTAGTTGGCGATCGCCGCTTGCTTGATAAAAATATGAAAAATCTTATGGTTGAGGTCTTCGTTGATGTCATCCCGAAAAATTTCAAATTGCTTACGCTGCTGGAGTAGTCCGACTCGCATGGAGGAGTAATTGGCATCGGCCAAGTCTCCAGACACCAAATAGCTAGAAGTATTAAGCCCTCGGGCTACGCTCCTTTGCATGGTCCGCACAAATTCCGGCAAGTTGGGATTAGGGGAAGAGGGATCAAAGGGCACCAACTTTTTGCCGGGGGGCAAATCGTCAATCATGCCCGGCTCCATCTGGCGATAGTAGTAGCCATCATCATCTTGGGGCAAACCGATTTCGTCGGGGGCTTCATTCTCGAAAAACATCCCAATGCAGGACTGTATGCGGGCTTTGACGATTTCCGATTCTTGATAACCCAACAAATTCCGGGCTTGGATAATCACTGAATGCAAAGCGGGAACGCCCCTGGTCTGTCCCGGCCGCCAACCCCGCCAATTAAAGATGTGCAAAATTTCTGAAGCTGGAATCCGTTGGGATGGCCCCTGATGCCCCTGCCAAATATCCCCTGGGTGATAGGGACGCACCCAATAGGCCACGGGACGGCCCCATTCATTCACCTCCACCCCCATGCGGACATGGTTGCCGTTGGGAGTTTGTTGCACGGTGTATTGGTCGTCCAGTTGGTCAGCTTCAATTAGCTCCAGGGCGAAGGGTAACGGCGAATCCTCAAACCGTTTTTTCACTATCCGCACCAATATTTCGCCACTCACAAGCACGGATAGGAGGACGGTTTTTTGCATTTTCCAGAAGGTAAGCTTCCCCGCCGCATCGCACCATTTAGGATTGTCCGCCCACCGATTAAATGCTTCTTCTATGGCGGTGTTAGTTTTAATATCTAGCCCGCTGCCCCGCTTCTTGGTCACCTTGGACTGAAGCAGAATGCCTTGGCCCACCGTCTCGGACACAATATCATTCACCGCCCCGCATACGTTAGGGTCATTGCGGTATAAATCCCAACTTCGTTGCCGCAGGGTAACCAGCGCACTCCACAATTCACTGTCCGCACTGCCTCCCCCAGTGAACCACCCGGACACACTGGCCCCATCCCGACGGCCACCGTCATAGCCTCGCTGCTTTTGCTCTGCCGTGGGAATTCGGAATAATTTGGCTAATAACTGTTGAAATTTGTTCATGGCCACTGGCGATCGTGCTGTGGCCTAATTCTCAATTTATACGTTTCTTAAACCATGGTGCTGTGAACTTGCATTAAAACTGTTTTTCCGGCAAAGGTAGCCACGGGCAAAAACCAGGGACTACTGGTGGTGATGGAGCTAATTCGTACTGGTTTAAGTAGGGTATAACTCCCTTGAGCCAAAAGTAATCCCGGCAGTCTGCCGATGCATGGATCGCCAATGTCGGTATCACTATCGAACACATAAAAGTCGGTGGCCCATTGGGCGGTAGGCTCTTCCTCGTTGGCGCAAACAATTTCGTATTCTGCCCTTCCGGTACTCAGGGCCGCTTTGCTTGCGTCGGCTATGTAGTGGGAAAGGTCAAAAGGAAGAATGGTGTTGGCCCCGGTGGCTCCTGTTGAAGCAGATGAACAGCCTCCAACCACTGTTTGAGTTAACAGGCTAGCGTTGTAGTAATCAAATCCGGTGTTGATGTCCTGAACTTTGCCAGCATAACTAAACCGATAAACGTACCCTTCGTCGGCATATTTGTAGTTGAACTCCAGAATTGCCGTGTGGTTGGCACTGGCTCCAATTACCACATTGGAGTTAATATTTGCGCCCGTGGGAAAGCTCAAAATATCGTCAATGGCGATCGCCACTTTTGCTCCGCCGGTTCCGGTTCCATCCCAGGACTTCCCAGCCCAAACCCCATCTAAGGTACTGAGGCTAGCGGTGGGGGCACCATTGGCGATCGTTGGGCCACCTGGAAATCCATAATGGGTAGACAGAGGGGCAGAACTAGCCGTGGCTACTCCCCAAAATCCCCCACTTTCTCCTGCTGGTGTGTATGAAAGGTCGCTGTAAAGTGTTGCGATGGCAGTTCTAAGGGCGGCAATGTCGGCAGTTTTGGGGAATCCAGCTAGGTGAAAATCTGTCCGAAAAACTGGATTGTGATTGCTCCAAATGCAATTACCTAGGTATTTGTTGCCTGCGCTATCGGTATGGGTAGTCATGTCAATTGGGGTCTTGGGTGATGGTGTAATCGGGCGGCTCTAACTCGCATTGTTCACACTCGTCAAAACCATCCTCCTGAGTCCAGACAAATTCGTAATCTGGAGTTTCCAGGTCACAGTTTTCAAGGTTGTCAAAACCAGTTTGTTGATCCCAGGTAAAACTGTAGTCTGGGGCTGTTAATTCACAGCTTGCACCTAGATCAAATTGCTCCTGACGGTTCCATGTAAAGCTGTAATCTGGCGTTGTCAGGGTGCAACTTTGTCCTGCGTCAAAGCCCGTTTGCTGATCCCAGGTAAAGCCATAACTGGGTGGTGTCAGTTGACAGAATCCAGACTCACTGCCACTCCAGGCGATCGGCGAAACTTCAACAAAATACTGGTAAGCAATCCAGCTATTGCCACGGTTGAGAGTCAGGAAGAAAAAGTAATGTCTAACCCCAGGAATCAATTCTGGTTCCCCACGGGGCCAAATAATTGCACTATCCCACTGGACATCACCGCCAAGGTAATCCAGCGATAGGTAAACTAACCGGAAAAACAGGAAGCGATTATAAACAAAGTCAATATCTGTGTTGCCCGTTATGGGCGCATTAAACCTAGTTCTGTTAGTTGAATCAATAGTCAAAACTCCAACCGGATCAGGCTCAACCGGAGGTTCTTCGGGATCGCCTTCATCACCGCCACCACCCCCGCCGCCACCGGGAGGATTAACGTCTTCTGGGTCAATTTCGTTGGTTTCCCCTGGTATTAATTCCTCATCTAGGTCTACCCCAAACGGGAAGAATCCCCGCTCCCAGACGTACCAAACCCCAGTAAAAAAGTAGACATAAATTGCCCTTAACCCTGTATTAGCAACGTCTTCCCCATATTTGTTCAAATCAACAACCGGGGTGCCGTCAAACTCTTGAATTTTGAGGGTCTTAACCCCATTGCCTCCATGGACAATTTCAAATTCACAATACCCAAGCCCATCTGGGTTAGGGAGCTTGACGACAGTGTTGTTTTCAAGGGGCCTTAAAAGCTGGAAATATTCGTCCGTTGCGACCAATTGTTTTTTGGTTATCAACTGAGCGACAATACCCTTTAAGGGTTGCTTTCCGTTCAATTCGGATCGCAACCCTGTTATTTGTTTAATCGGGATTCCCGGCATTAGCTGGCAAAGTAGTAAGCGACGACATTATCAGTCGTTTGCAGCGAGAACCCTGCGTTAGCCGCACTCCAAGTTAAAGCTAGTCCGCTACGACTAAAGGCCGGACTGGGTTCAGTAGAAGCAAAAACTTGCCCATTCACAGAAAGCTTCATAGCACTGCCGGTGGCAGGGGTAGTGGACAAGTCATCCAGGGTATCTGCTGCAGTAACAGCGATTGGCTCTGCTATTTCAGGATTGGCCCCACCATTGCCTGGGGTAGGTTCAGAATAGACGTTTTTTAACGTTAAGGCGATCGCCGCATCAACAGGGTATTTATCGGCGGTGAATCGGTAGGGAAAATAGAGGTCAATGTCCGTGGCGGGACTGATGCTGTGGGCAGTTTGGGCACCGGCATCCAAAACATAGTAGGTCAGGGTATAGGCCCCACCAGATTCAGTAATTCGACCGTAAACTTCGTTGCCGGAACCATCAACCAGTTTTTCTTTAGTGGCGCTGTCGTAAATTTCGACTCGGTTATGATCGCCGGTTGCGATTACGCCTTCCCCCTCGCTGGCGCTGATTTGCACAGGGACAGCGGTTCCACCTCGTCCAGCGGTGCCTAGGGCGGCGGTAATTTCAGTTGTGATTACGCCACTGCCGCCGGTTGCCTCAAATGCGGCAATACCAACCCAGCCAGCGTTAATCCAATCTAATTGTTTGCGTTGTAAAAGAGTCATTTTTTTGCTCCTAGTAATAGTAGATTTCGAGGCGATCGCCAGACTCAAGGAATTGAGGGGCTAGCCAATAGATCACATTGCCAGCGGCGTTGTAATCCTCTCCATAAAACAACTTTTGTCCATTTAAGAAGAGTTTTGACCTAGCAGGGGCAAGGGGGGAATAGTCCAGAATAAATTCATCTTGTCCATTGGTAATTGGCAAAACCTGATAATATTCATCAATTTCATAGACAGAAATAGCAGTAGTCAGGTCAGATAGTTCTATTTCTAAAACCTCGTTTTCTACCACTATTTCTTGTAAGGTAACAGGCTCTAAATGCAATCCAATGGAGGGCTGGGGATTGATTTCGATTAAGAGTATTTCTGGTTCCAGTATTAGCTCATAATTTACATCCTGAGCCGTTAATTCATGGGTGGAGCAAACCGATATTTCTATGGTCGAACAGGTCAT